CTATTGCATTTTTTCGAGATCAGATCGCAACCATTCCAGATCACGGACCGTATAGGTCGACTCGGTGATATCTTTGATGGAGTGTCCAACCATTTCCTTCAGAGCATACTCATCGACGCCAGCTTTTTTGCATCGGGTTATGAAAGTCTTGCGTGGATCGTGCGCGCGATGCTCCGGATTTAGTTGAAGCTGGGCGATAACCTTATCGAATCGGTTGGAGTACTTGTCATAGGTGAGCTTCCAAGAGCCGGCATGCGTCTGCCCCTTGTCATTCAGCAGGTACTCACTGCCGATCGAGATCGCAAAATCATAATTTTTCCGGACAAAATCACGGACCTTGGTGTGGATCGGAATGATGCGCTGTTTTCCAGCCGGTGTCTTCATTCCTGCCTGCATATACCACTGATCCAGATCAATTTCATCCAGACGGAGCGTTGCAAGCTCCTGCGGTCTCCATCCCATATAGCATTGCATCAGAACCCAGTCAACGTATTTCGTATCATTGGCGTGTTGCCATAAGATCTGCATTTCCTCCTCAGAAAATATAATGTGAGGTTTCGTAGCATTCTCTTTTTCTTTTACGATGTCTTCGGAAACATCAAATGTTCTTGCATAATTCTTATCCACAATTTCATATTCCAGCCCATAGTCAAGCAGAAGATTGAACAGGGATTTGATTCGAGATTTCATACCGGCGCTGGGATATACTTTTTCACCCTTTTTAGATCCTCTGGTTTCGATTCGGAATCCTTCTTCCATACAACCTTTTATGTGTCGTGCTCGAAGATCCTTTGCGCGGAGTCCATACACAGCGGAGCAGTAAGCCCATGCAGAGGTAACAGTCCGGCGGGCAGCATCGGTGATCTGCTCAAAATAGAGTGCGGACCATCGCTCATACAGTGCCTCAACCGTGATGTCATCATCCAGATCATAAGGATTCTTGTTATATTCCATGAGTGCCTGATAGGCTTCATTGTAGGTCGCAAAATAACACTGTGGTTTCAACGATTTGAGAATGTATCTTCCGAGTTCATTTCTTCCGACGCAAACACGAGCAAGGAAGGGATTCCGGAGGTTACGATTTCGGACTTGAGTGATCGATCCGAAACCGTTGGGAAGACGGCGATGCTTGGATGAAGTGCGGGTCTGCTGGGTGACAACTTTCTGGTTCAGGGGATAACCGCAGTGCGGGCAGGAGATCGCCTTGTCACTCACTTGCAAATCACATTCCGGACATTTTATAAGTGCCATAGTATCCGTCCTTTCGTAAAAAACTGAAAAATGGGTAAAAGAAATACGCCCCTTGTCAGGACGTTCCAAGAATGATATAATTCAGGTGTTCTAAGTCTGAATTTTCTTCCGGAGCGATCTGGCAAGAGAATTTATCAAAAGCCGTTCGGTGTTGGTAGCACCGGGCGGTTTTTTCACAATTTAACAGAAAAGTGATCGATCGTTAAATTGGTATGTCCATTGCTCTATAATTTTAGTGCTGTTTGCTTCGATCATTCTCAAAATTCCGCGAAGAATTTTAGGTGGAATTTTTGAATTATTGTTGCAAAGAAAAGCATGACCAGTTTTTGTGATCCAGACCTTGGTAGCGTTCTGATAAGGTCTTCCTTCTGCAATATGCACATGAACTGGCTCTAAGGGGTTCCCTTCGTTTGACCAAAAGTAAACAGTGTATGATCCAATCCTAAAAATTTGAGGCATTTAATACGCCTCCTTCTTGCGCAAACTCCATGATAAGATGAGCATTATCTTGAATCAGACGCTTAAAATGTTCCATTTCTTGTTCGGAATATCCATGAATACTTTCCCATGTATAGTCAGGAAGATAGCAAGTTGCATCATGAAAACCATCCTTTTCGTCTGGTGTTTCAATATAAACTTTTACTCGACCATCCGGATGCATCTCGGAGTGCGTGATCTCGGTATCATCATTTAGTGTCATGTATGGGTACATCATAAAAAACACATCCTTTCTAAAAATTCAATATTATTGTTTGCAAACCGTCTGGAATTCCATACGGTTTATCTCGTGAAATACCTCGCGAAATCACGAGATACTCACGAGATTGCTCCGACCATTTTTCCTGAGTGGGAAGGATAGCATTTTGTTGATGCCAACAAAATGGTAAATTACTGCATTTCAGAACGCATCTTTTCACTAATACGATATTGTTCAGCATCTGGAACATCTACAAACTCGACCGTTTTATCGAAGTTTTTCTTGATAACCTCTTTGATTTCATCCAAGGTCACATGGAAAAATTCACGTCGCTGATTGACAAGGTTCAGTTTTCGATCTTCAAAAGCTCGATGCAGGGCTGCCTCCAATGCTGGAGCATCATCAGAAAAGATCATTGCATGAACATCAAAATTGAATGGAACAGATGCACTTCCAAGCTCATCGATACGATCCTGGGGATCAAGTCTGCGAGTCATACCAATTTTATAAATATCTTTTCCGAAGGCGCCTATGTTGGAAATTACATATACATATCCTGCACGCATATTAGCCTGACGGTAATCGATATCTGAAAGAGCTTTGTCAACGTCGGCAAGATGATTTTCGAGTTGTTCTTTCTTTTCAAGAAGATCAGTGTTTTCAGGATGTTGTTCAAGCTGTAATTTTAGCTTTTCATAAGCAGTTTGATAATGAGTCTGTTCTTTCTCAACTCTCTTTCGTTGATCTTCAATCTCTTTTTGAAGTTTGGCTTGTTCGCGTTGTTCAGCTCGCGCCATTTTCTGTTCTTCTTTTTCTTCCTGCTTTTTCTCACGATATTCAAAAGCAAGGCGAAGCTCTTTTACTTTAGCATCGAGATATTTCTGGGCAATAGAAATATTCATTATAGAACCTAATTTGGAAATGGTTTCTGAAGATTTATAGATTCTGTCTAATGTAGCATCAAAATTATTATATTTTACGCGGTTGATTAAGTCATCGCATTCGGTGTTAAACGCGCGCAAGAGGAGTTTCTGGGTATCAGATACCATTTTTTTACCTTTGGTTTTACTATTGTTCACGGTCCATTCTGTATTGCCGAGAACTGCCTTTTTCTCCTTGATAAGATCCTTTTGAACCTGGCGAATCTTTGCTAATTCTTCTTTGTAATCAAGAGCCGAAGCAAAATCATATTTAGGTGTATAAAGACCAAACTCTTGAACAAGCACTTCTTCATCCATGCAAATGAGCTGTTTCTTTTTTTCCTCGATTTGCTTTTCTATTTTGTTCAGATCTTCTTGCTTTTTTGCAACAATTTTTTCCGATTCTGTTTTAATATCGGAAAGTTTTTTGTTGGCAGTAGTTTCTTCCTCATGAAGAGAATTAACCAATGCTTGAAGTTTATGCGCATCTTGCATTTCAGGGGTTAATAATGCTTGAGCATTTGCGTAGCTCTGGGATAATTCTTGAATCTGAGCAGATACTTTTTTATCATGTTTGGATTTAAAAATTATCAACACAATCCCAATTATCAACGGGATTCCATACAAAAACCATGTTGCAAATAGGATGGCAATTAAAACTGTGTTAAAACACCATGGATTTTTGACGGTGCAAGTTAGTGGTTCTTGAGAAGAATTCATACATGCTTTCTCCTTTTCTTTTGAATGTTATAATTATACATAATAAGGATTTGGTTTCATTAGTAGTGAAATCAAGTCAATTATCCAACCAAGACCAAATATCCCACATGTAAAAAAGTAGAATAGACCTACTAATGGTTTACCTTCATAAAACTTATGTCCACATATTGTGAAGAGACACAAGAAAAAGGCAATCCATTTGTTCTTAGGTTTTCTAACAATAGCAACAGATAAATTGGCATTGGCACTGGATAAAGCTGATTTTTTTCGCTTATTTTCCATGCTTTTTCTCCTTTGTAAATATATTTACATTGCCTTTTCGATCTCATCAGCATCAGGTTTCTCAAAGTCATTTTCTATGATGTGCTCCAGTGCATGTTGATAAGCAAGCATTTGGCGCTCAAAATTCAGACGTGAATTTAAGAATATGGAAAAACTTCCATCCGCATTAAAGATAACCTGTTCCTCGACTCTCGAAGGCATGTCCATATAATATACGCCGATAGCCTCTGTAAGTAACGGATTTTTCAAAACTTTTTAACACCCCTCATCATCGTTGTGCTGTTCCCGGGCTTTCAGGCGCTTCATAAAATCGATGTGTGCGCGAAGTTCTTCCGGATCGATATCCCTGGCAACGTGGAAGAGAGAACGAAGATCGGGATTCTCAAAGACTTCCTGAGCGATCTGGCGGGTTTCATCATTTATATAATAATGGTCGTCAGAGGATTGAGCATCAGAATTATCGTCGATCAAAGCTGTTTTATCAATTCCAAAATAATCAGCCAGTTTCTGTATTTTTCCCATTCTGGGTAATGCAATCCCCTGACACCATGTATTGAACGTTTGAGGCGAAACAGATATAGACTCCGCCACCTCTCGTTGCGACTTTCCATGTTTTTCCAATAAGGATAATAAGTTTTTTGCAAAAATTTTTTTCTGTTCAGCGTCAGTCACGATTAGCACCTCCTTGTTTAAGTATATAATACAATATAATTTTATTTTACGCAACTAAAAGTAAAAAAAAATTTGATTTTAGTATTGACATCAAATTAAATTTGATATATACTATAACAGTACCGATGAGGTGCGAAACATTTAGAAAGGAGGAAGTAAGATGGACAAGCTGGTAGAAAAAATAAAGCAAGCTGAAGAAGTGGTATCAGCACTTACTCAACTTGCTTTATCTGTCGGAACTCTCTTAGCCGTTATAAAAATGGTTGTTGAGAGCCTGATGTGAAATTAACGAACCCGATGGGTTCGGGAGAGAGGGAAGCGATTCCCTTTCCCTTTCTCTCAAAAGATTCTACCATAAGTCTGTTTGAAATACAACTATGTTTGAGTTAATTAAACAGTTGCTTAGACTTATTATTTCGGTGGTTATGTTGCTTGTAGTAGTAGCAGGGCTTATTATCATGTTTTTTTAACATGAAAAGCTGTCCTATCGGCTATACGGGGAAATATTCAAAGAGGTGATAACATTGGAAGAGTTACAGATTTCTCTGGCTTCGGCAAGAGTGAATGCAAAGATGACTCAGGAGGAAGTTGCGCAAAAACTTCATGTGTCAAAACAGACAGTAGTAAATTGGGAGAGCGGAAAGACAGAACCCAAAACTTCACATGCCAGAGCATTGAGCAAGTTATATAACATGCCATTAAAGTATATTTTTTTTGGTGAGAGATCAAATTAAATTTGATAAAGGAGGTAGAACAATGGGCGAATTAATCAAGGTAGTTTACGGCACGGATGGTCCGACTGTATCGGCGAGAGAGTTACATGAGGGTCTGGAAATTAAGACGGCGTTTAAAGATTGGTTTCCGAGAATGGCGGAGTATGGATTTGAAGCAGGTAAAGATTTCAACTTGCTCAAAAATGAGCGGGTTCAAGGAGTACAGCATTCCAGAGAGCATTCTTACTGGACACAGAAGGGGAGACTGTTTCTCTATGAGCTCTTGAAGCAGAGAAAGATCTTGCCACTTATGGAAGCAAAGAAAGCAGTGTAAAGCGAACCAATGAGAGGAGGTGAGGAAGAATGGCACTGAAAAGAGTACTCATTGATTCTGCTGGGCGGTTATTCTTGGATGGCGAAGAAATTCCGGGTGTAACGGATTATTGTTTGAAATACTCCGCCGATAATGGCGGTACGGCGGAGCTTTTGGTGAAAATGTTGGTTACAACAGACCGAGTTGTTTCTGAATCAGAGAAGAAATAACACCGGTAGCAATATCCTTGATGGCTGAAATGGATTCAGAACCCACCGTATTTGCAATTTCTTTGGTTTTGCTCCAATTGTTATCCGAACGAATATCAGAAAGAAACTGGTGACCTGATGGTGAGAGATATTGCACCATGCATCCACCATCGAGAAACCAGTATGTTTTTCCGCCGAAAAGATCAGATAATTCACACTGCTTTACATGGTAAAAAATAACATCATCTGAATATTGAGCAAGTGTAGATGGCATTTTGCCTGGAGTGAAACGAATGTGAGTATTCAAAGATGTTTCTAATTCTACGGAAATCAGAATATCACGAATGCAATCAGGATTAAGTTTCATGTTGTATTTCCTTTCTATTGTACTCGGCTCTGGCAGGAGCCTGTGGGTACAGTATAAGTCAAGGAGGTGCAAAAAGCAACGAAGGGAGGTGATGCGATGGATAACAACGTAAAAGATTTGACGCAGTCCAAAGAGATTGCAGAACACATCTGCCGGAGCCTTGCATCGGCGGTGCATCTGCCAGAGTTTGGCATCGGTAGCGTGCCGGTGTCCGTGGTGGCGAAGGTAATGGGAAAAGATGCAACGTGGGTGCAGGCAGGCATTATCTCCGGGTGGCTTCCGATTGGAAAAGCCACCCAAGAGAAGCAACTGATCACGAGCATGAAGCAGTTGGATCGTAATAAGAAAACCAATTATTATGTAAGCCCCAAGTTATTGTGGGAACTTACAGGGTATGTATGGAAGGGAAAGGAGCGAAAAGATGATGAAGAGAACATCGCAGATTAAAAGTGTCGAGGCTAAGAAAGAGGGAGAGCCGTCTGTTGTGACATGTACAAGCACACCGAGAGAGCGTGTCGATCTGCTGGCGCTGTTCCAGTGTCTGCTGATCGGGGCAACCGGAGCGTCGGCACTGATGGCGATCGGGGCGTGGGTAGCATTATCGCTGGCGCGGTAAAGAAAAAGCCCCGCGTAGCGCCAACTACGTCGGGGCGGTGAAACTATCTAAAAAGTATTCATCTCTTTTATTGTAAGGGATGAGAGGAGAAAATGCAATGAAAATTATTAAGGTAGATGTACTTGGAGCAGTGACCGAGCATGAGTATTGTGCAGATACTCTCTGTGAGCTGATTGATCCAACCTGTGAACTGGTCGAGAAAGTTTGTCCGAGACGGTTGTATGACGTCTTTGGCATGAGCAATGATTCGGGCAGAGGCGTGGTGATGTTGGTTGATGAGGAGGGTTTGATGAAATACCTTCCTGTAAATGAGTTTGGAAGTTGGCTTTATGGAACAGATATTCACGGAAATCCGATTGTCGGAGATGTGTTGTTCGTTGGAACGGAGTATTGCGATGATGGAATCAGATTCTGCGGGCTTCCTGATGATGTGAGAGAAAATCTCAGGAAGAAGATTAAGTTATGGGCAGATATCTGGTTTAATGCAAGCGAGGATGTGTGATGAATAGTAGATGTGATAACTGTGGAGCGGAGGACTGCTCCAGATGCCACAAAGAGGCGGAGAGAAGAAAGAAGTCTGGATATAGAGAGGGAGAAGAGTATGCTGTACAAGATTGATGATGTGATCCGTGAGGGATGGGAGGCTGTTGATCCTGAGACTGGCGAGATTGTGAATGAAAAGGCACATGAGGCTTTTGAGGAACTGCTGAGAAAGCAGGAAGAGATGGTTATCGAAGAAATGTCCCTTTATGCAAAGAACAAGCGGGCGGAAGCAGTGGCATTAAAAGCGGAGAAGCAGGCTTTTGCTGAGCGTCAGGCGACAGCAGAAAGAGAAGCAGAGGGCGCGGAAAGATATGTTGCGACTCTCTTGGCGGGCGAGAAGTTTGAGACTGCGAGAGTGAAGATAACTTGGCGTAAGAGTCAGGTGGCAGAGTTCACTGGCTCGATCGAAGATCTTCCGGAAGAGTGCATCCGCTATGCGATGCCAGAGGTGAATAAGGCGGAGCTGAAGAAGCTCCTGAAGGCGGGGGCAGAGATCCCGGGTGCAAGACTGCTGACCCGGAATAACATGCAGATTAAGTAGGAGGGAGACATGATGAGGAAAAAATTGGAATTCCGGACGCTTAAAGCATCCGAGATCGACTGCCGGATCGCGACGGTGGGCGAGAAAGGTCTCTTTCTTCTGCTCTACAAGGATGCAAGAGTAGACCAGAATATTCTGGATGAATCTGTCGGACCGATGAACTGGCAGAGAAGTCACAGCCGCGAAAACGCAAACTGTACGGTTTCTATCTGGGATGATGAGAAAAAGCAGTGGGTGAGCAAGGAAGACACCGGAAAAGAAAGCAATGCTGAAGCTGAAAAGGGGCTTGCTTCCGATTCTTTTAAACGGGCTTGCTTTAACTGGGGCATTGGTAGAGAACTCTACACAGCGCCTTTTATCTGGATTCCGGCAACCAAGTGTAATATTAAGGAATCCGGGCGCAAGGACAGAAATGGAAAAATGATTATGACCTGCTACGACCGGTTTAAGGTATCCCACATCGGATATGATGCAGAGCGGAATATTGTGGATCTTGAAATACAGAAAAATGATGCTTCGGGTGAGGTGGTTTTTTGCATGAAAAAAAAGCCGGGTGAAGCAGAAAAGGCAAAGAAAGAGAGCAAAGAGCCTAAAGCAAAGCAGATGATTCCAGAAGAGTACATAGAAGAATTAAGGAGCGAGTTGCGCAGAACAGGAGTAGGAAGAAAGCCGTTAATGGCAAATTATGAAGTGAATGATCTCCACGATCTTACTCTTGTACAGTGGCTGGATGCGATGAAAACGCTGGCAAAAAAACCGGACAAGCCAAAGGAACCGGTGACGATTCCGCTAGTTTCCGGAGACGCGAACACGGCACTGACATCGTAATAAAAATTATGCCGGGAGATGCCGAAAGCGCCCGATACCGCGGACCATATACCCGTGAGCTTGCCAGCGTGCAGGCAATAGACAGGAAGATGACCGTGGGGCATAGGTAACTTGTTCGTTCGGCTTGAAATATTGTGTCACGACAATGAATGCCGGAGGGGTGTCTCCTTCCGCTGATCCAGTGGAGGGAGATACATAAAACAGAATAGAGGAAGCGCATGAAAAGCACCTTTGTAGTATATACAGACTGGATAGACATGATTGAGGAGCTGAGTGATGCTGATAGAGGCGTGTTGCTCCTTGCTATGATGCGCTACCAGTTGGGGATGGAGATCCCGGAAATGGAAAAAGGATCTGGTCCGCGTGTTGCGTTTGCGCAGATCAGAAAGCAGTTTGAGAAGGATGATGAGAAGTACAATGAGATCTGCCAGAAGCGTCGTGAAGCTGGAAAAGCGGGTGGAAGACCTAAGGTAGAAGAAAAGGAAAAGGTTTCCGAAGAAAGCAAATGCTTTTCGCAAAAAGCAAGTGAAAGCAAAGCGAAGCAAAATAACCCTGATAATGATAATGTAAATGATAATGATAATGAAAAACAGAATAAAAAACATTCGTGCACTGCCGAAGCCGTTGAACTGTTTGAACGCCTGTGGGCGGAATATCCAGTGAAGAAAGGCAAAGGGCAGGTGAGCGACACCCAGAAAAAGCGACTGCTGGCAATTGGAGAACCTGCGCTGTTGAAGGCGATTGAACGCTACCGTGCAGAGCTGGCAAAAGATTCTGGATGGCGCAGGGCACAGAATGGAAGCACGTTCTTTAACAGCGGGTATGTGGATTATTTGGACGGCAATTTCGTGCCGGACAAGGAAAGACCGGCGGAGAAGAAGTCGGCAGGTGCGCCGAACCGTTTCCGCAACTTTGAGCAGAGAAACACAGACTATGATTCAATGGTCATAGATCAGACGCTGGCATGGCTGAAAAAGGAGGAAGATGCAGGATGATGAATGAACTGAGAATTTTTGACAACCCGGAATTTGGGCAGATCAGAACGATTGAGATTGATGGAAGACTGTATTTTGTGGGGAGAGACGTGGCAGAGGCATTGGGATATGTCAATCCGAGAGATGCGATTTCAAGACATTGCAAAGGTGTCGTGAAACACGACACCTTTAAAGATGGCGGTCAGACTGTTTCGTTGATTCCAGAGGGAGATATGTATCGATTGATTACGCATAGCAAATTAGAGTCAGCAGAGCGTTTTGAAAGCTGGGTATTTGATGATGTTATTCCGGCGATCCGTAAGACAGGTGCGTATGCTGTGCCAATGACCACTGCCGACAAATTGAGACTGCTGGTAGAGTGCAACTCCGATCTGAGCAACCGAATGGACGCAGTCGAGAACAGCGTGGGAGAGGTCAAGGACGAGTTTCGATCCTTCCGCGATGATCTTCCGTTGCTGGGCGCGGAGATGGACCAGATTACCTCAGCAGTCAAGCGCAAGGGCGTGGAAGTGCTGGGTGGAAAGGAGTCGGATGCCTACCACGACAGTAGTCTGCGCGGGAAAGTGTACGCGGACATCTATCAGCAGATCAAGAGAGAGTTTGGAGTGCCGTCCTACAAGCAGATTAAGCGCGGAAAGGTGGATGTTGCGCTCCAGATCGTTGCAAAATATGCCCCCCCCTTACGTCTTGGCGAACGATATTGCGAACATGAACGCTCAGATGCGTATGGCAATGTGAGGTGGGTGGCATGACAGAGCTTGGTGAGAAGATTTTTTCCTTGTGTGCGCAGGGAAGAACAACGAAAGAGATTGTAGATCTGTGCGGTGTCTCGGGAACGACAGCCAGAAAGTACAGGAGGCGCTACCGCGAGAAACATCCGGGCGGTGCGCTGACGCTGAGGAATATTTTGCCAAAGGCAACCAAAAAGGATACAGAGCTGTGGCAACAGGCGGTTACAGCGCAGGAGATTGCGCGGATCCGCAGGGAGACTCGAGTGGGAGACAGAATCCCGCTCCAGAGCCTCAAGATTGCGGAGGTGGTGTCTGGTACGGAGCCAACCAACGGGCGTAGGACGACGGGGATCGTGGTAAGCACCAGCAACCGGAGATTTTGCATCGTGGAACTCTCGAACGGCGCGAAAGAGTGTGTTCTGTGGGCAGATCTGGTGACGCAGAGAAGAGTACAGAAAGAAGTGGAGGGGAAGAAAGCGTGATGTTTTTTGTTGGGGGTGTCGTCGGGATTGGTGTAGGAATTTTATCGGTGATTGTGACGTTGCTGGCAGTGGCAGACAGAGAGGAGAGAAAGAAATGAGACTGATTGAGGTAAAGAAAAATGGTGAGTGGGCACTGAAAGGAGTAGAGCAGGAAGCGCTGTGCGCTGGAAAGGTAATCACGGAGGAGCTGAGACAGAAGCTCTATGGTGCGCTGTGTAAGCTGAGAGATTACGAGAACACAGGGCTGAGTCCAGAAGACGTTGAGCGGGTGAACAACTTCGGCGAGAGCCAAGTGGAGCGCCTGATGAAGAAGTTGCAGGAAGAGCAGGAGAAACATAGATGGATTCCGGTGGGCGAGAGATTGCCAGAATTTGGTGAATATGTCATGATTTCATTTTCTAATTTTTCTCTACCGATTATAGGAAGATGCGATAGGGACGAAGAAGGAATAATGTGGTTTGCTGGTGATGAGCTAGAATCACTTGTCAGCCATAAGTTGTTTGTAAATGCATGGCAACCGCTGCCGGAGCCGTATGAGGAGGGCGCGGATGCAAGAAATTAAAAAGCTAGAAGTTCGGACTTTGCGTCATTTACGTTGACCTGTGACAAGCCGATTTGTGACGATTGCACTACACGAGTGAATGGCTTCGATTTTTGTCCGGATTGTATTCAGAAAATCAAAAATGCAAAGAGGGGGCTGAAGTGATGAACATTGATTACTGCTACGAGTGCTCTGGCTACGGCGACGACTATTATGAAAACGATGAGGGCGAGCTGGTCTGTCGCTGCCCGGAGTGTCCAATGAATAAGGATTATTGGGAGGATTGGGATGAATAAAAATAAAGAAGGCTATCCAGACCCAACTGCGAGCCGTGCGATCCGGAACGCAGACAAGATCCCGAAGGAGATTAGAGACTTCCGGCGGGGAATTAAGTTTCTGTGTGAGATCTGCGGTGTGCGGGTGCTGGGAAAGGTTACGATAGTAGATCAGAAGGGAAGACGGTGGTAATTGAGTTTTAACTCATTCACTTGAGTTAAATTTGATAAATTGAGTTAGGTAACTCGAGTTATTGAATTAAAAAAAGACCATCCTCATCAGACGGTCCAAGGTGTGTGTATTATTGTAGCAGAAATGTGGAGAAGTGGCAAGAGAGGAACGTGTGATGAGGATAACAAGAAAGATGTTGGATAACTACCGGAAGACAAAGCGAGAGATTCCGGTGCTGGAGCTGGAACTTTCAGAGATGTTTCAGGGAGACAACGGGTTTGGAAGCAGTGTGATTCTGGACTACCGGAAGGGATACGCACAGCCGTGCGGGCTTGTGGGGTTCGATGATGTTCTCTATGCGCATCGAAAGAAAGTTCTGGCGGAGAAAGAAGCAACTTGCAAGGCGGTTGAGGAGTGGATCGCGGGCATTGAGGACGGGCAGACACGTTATATCTTCCGGATGTTTTATCAGGAAGGGATGTCGTGGGAGAAAATTGCAAATAAGATTGGGTATAAAAATAATCCGGATTATCCAAGGATTATGATTCGGGACAGGTTCTTAAAGGAATACAAATTAAAATAAAAAAGTTCGTTTTATTCGTTTTGTTCGTTATATAATGATAATAGCTCAGAAGGGCAGACTGATGGGCGGAAATATTCAATAAATACTCCTTTGTGAGGCGACCAGTTTCGTTCATGAACTGGTCGCACCCCATTATGGAACGTAGCTCAGTGAGCAGAGCAACTGGCTTATATCCAGTGTGTCGGAGGTGCAAATCCTTCCGTTCCGATGTAAATAGATACATACCAACAACCTCCTTTGAGAGTCCTTGCCTCCGGGCAGGGGCTTTTCATATATAATGAATGTGAAACATAAGATAATTTAATATAAAAATAAGAAAGGGCTTTGACATGTGCGGATACTGGGAGTATACTCTAAATAAAAGCGTTAGAGAAAATGGGGGGATATTGGTGACACTTGATAGTATACTTTCGGGAGTAAATAAAAAAGAAAGACGATTTTGCTTGAACAGCGAAGATTCAACAATTCGGTATATAGATGATTCGGAATATGCAAAAGATGTGTTTAGTTATGTTGAACCGGAGTTTCATGAGTCTATTTGCACGTCTGGAAAAAAACCTAGATTTATATTATTTTCAGCACCAGGCGCAACGGGAAAATCGGCTTTAGCAAAGTATATTTGTCATTCCAGAAATGGTATATACTGGGATTTGCCTAATAATAAAGTTGCAGAGTATAGCTTTCAAGGTGCTATATCTGAGGCTGTTGGATATGGTAGAATGAGTGATTTTATTAAGAGTATAGTCGAGGGAGAAAATTTTTTTGTAATTGATGCGTTTGATGAAGCGGAGGCTGGTTCTGGGCGATCAGGTATTGAGTTCTTTTTAAGAGATTTAAATGCTGTGACTAAGGATTGCACGTGTACATGTGCTGTGTTTATGGCACGCACAGAAAGTGCTCTTTTTATAAAAGAATTTTTTGAAAAAAATAATATAGCGTATAAACATTACGAAATCGGTTATTTTGCAGAGTATAATTCAAAGACTTACATTGAAAATCGCTTGAAAAAGGCAAAAGTTGAAATATCATCAGTAGTAAAAGATTGCATAGAAGAACAGTTTAAGGAAATACACAGAATATTTTCAGAAGATGGAGCAAAAGAGTTTCTTGGATATGCGCCGGTTTTGGATGCGCTGGCTGCTTCATACACAGAAAATCGAAATACATCTCGTTTATTGAAAAGTACGACTAGTGGCGAAAATAATTGTCAGCTTATAAAAAGAATTTTAGATTTTTTATTGGATCGAGAAAAAGAGAAATTTATTAAAGCATTGGAAAGCAGATTTTCAACCTTAAATATAGAGGTTAATACAGATAATCTTTATGAAAGATCAGAACAGCTTAGTCGTATTATTGGAAAATTATTGTTTGGCGATGTAGATATATTTGGATATATTGATAATGCGGTTCCTACGGAGTATTGGGACGAATATTTAGAGGTAGTAAATACACAGTTACCTCAACACCCATTTATTTTTTCTAAAGAAGATAATTATGAATTTACGGGTCCGGCATTTAGAGATTATGCAATAGCATTTGGGCTAGCTAATGATGAAGTGCGTGATTTTGTAAGAGAGTTTCTTGCAGATAATAGAAAATATTGTCCTTCGCAAATGTTGATAGAATTTTATGAATTATTTTCAGGAAAGAGAATAGCAGGAAGAGATATTCCGTTAATGTATAGTTCATTCAAGGCGCATGCGCGTTTGGGAGATACAGCTTCTTTAAATATAAGTGGTGCGGATGATGAGTGTTATGTGGAGTTTAATCTTGCTAAAGATGATAAAAGCATTTTGACAACAGAATTTGAATTGGAAAATCCATCAGAAGGCGTTTTTGTTAATCAGATATCAAATTGTAATATTGATTTTGCGGGGAAACTTTTTATTGGTAGCACAAATGGTGAGGCGCGAATTAGTAATTCTGCTATTGTATGTGATGAAGCAGTATGGAGTTGTGATCAGACCTTGATTGAAGCGTATACGCCAAAAACGTGTATTATTGTTGCAAATAATTTTTCTTCTCTTCCAAATGTGATTCCGCGATTTGAGATAAAAACAGATGAAAAGAAAAATTTAAAGATATCAGCTGGCAATATTGGTACATATTATAAATTACTGGCTTATAAGGAAGATAATATTTTTGAGTCTGAAGATAATGACTTTGAATCATTTGCTAATATTGTAAGGCGAATTTTTAGTTGTTTAAGATCTCATAGCAAAGATACTCCTGCGAGAAAAATGGATTTTATAAATAATAGAATTATTGGAACGAGTCAGAAGAAGAAAAAGATATTAAAATTCCTTTTACAAAAAGAAATTTTGTATACAGATGAGCAGGATTGGCTTTATAAGTTAGATACTAATAAGGTTTCTCAGTTTTCAATAATGTGGAATAATGTAAGAGCTGGAGATTTTTCTTCTTTAAAAAAATTATATAATGATTTTGCATAAGAAAAGGAGCCACCCCGTGTGGCTCTTTTCTTATGCCTGAAAAACAACACGAATGAGAGGTGGTGATAGTTGGCGAGATCAAGAAGTCCAAATCGAGATAGGGCATATCAAATTTGGATAGAGAGCAAAAAGAAAAAACGGCTAAAGGATATAGCAACGGAACTTGGTGTGTCAGAAGAACAGGTTCGGAAGTGGAAAAATTTAGATAAGTGGGATAAAGTAACGTTACCAAATCCGAATGGTAACGTTACCAAACAAAAAGGGCATGAAAAAAAGGTAGTCGTGACTGCGGAAGAACTGTCTTTTCCAGAGGTTGAATCAGTGATTGAAAACCCTGATTTGTCCGATAAACAAAGGCTTTTCTGCATTTATTATGTGAGATGCTTCAATGCCACAAAGGCATATCAGAAAGCGTATAAGTGTAGCTATGAATGTGCATGTGGTCATGGTCATGAACTGTTGAAAAACGTGGAAATCAGAAATGAAATTAACCGCCTCAAACAATCCCGCCTTAATCGCGAGTTTCTGGATGAGCATGACATCTTCCAGAAGTACATGGACATCGCCTTCGCTGACATTACTGACTATGTCGAATTCGGCAGGGAAAAGGTGCAGGTGATGGGCGCGTTTGGACCGGTCGAGGTAAAGAACCCGGAAACCGGAAAGAAAGAGCCACTGCTGAAAGAGGTGAATACTGTGCGTTTCCGAGAGTCTGGCGAGGTAGATGGAACACTTATCTCTGAGGTGAAGCAAGGGAAGGATGGCGCCAGCATTAAGTTGCTTGACCGGATGAAGGCTCTTGACTGGCTGGCGGAGCACATGAACATTGCTACGGAAGAGCAACGTCTTCGTATAGCAACTGCTAAAGCAAAGATGGGCGATACAGAAGAAGTGGCTGAGGACGATGGTTTCTTAGATGCCCTGAATGGTTCTGCTACCGATGATTGGGCTGATGATGATTCTCTGGAGGTGGATACGGAAGATGAAGAAGAAACGTCCGATATTTAAGTTCCAGAAGTTCTCTCGGAAGCAGAGGCAGATCTTTACCTGGTGGGCAGATAACAGCCCGGTGAAAGATGCGGTTGGAATCATTGCGGATGGCGCGATCCGTTCCGGAAAGACCGTCAGCATGAGTTTGTCTTATGTTATGTGGGCGATGGAGAAGTATGATGGTCAGAACTTTATCATGGCAGGAAAGACGATCAGTTCATTTAAGCGAAATGTACTTCAAAATCTCAAACTGATGCTGACAAGTCGAGGATATCGCTGGATTTATCACATTTCCGGAGATCTTCCGAATATGTTGGAGGTCACACGAGGAGAAAGAACAAATTATTTTTATATATTTGGTGGCAAAGATGAAGGTTCCCAAGACCTGATACAGGGTATCACGGCGGCGGGAGCATTTTTTGATGAGGTTGCTCTGATGCCGGAAAGTTTTGTGAATCAGGCAACCGGTCGATGTTCCGTGGAGGGTGCGACTTGGTGGTTCAACTGCAACCCAGCGGGACCGATGCACTGGTTCAAGCTGAATTGGATCGATAAAAAGAAACAGAAGCGGATCTTATACCTTCACTTTACTATGGATGATAATTTGAGCCTTTCTGAGAAGGTAAAGGAAAAGTATCGGGAGATGTACGCTGGAGTCTTTTATCTTCGGTACATAAAAGGTTTGTGGGCTGTGGCGGAAGGTTTGATCTATACAATGCTCACGGATCGGAATCTGTATACGGATGCAGAACGTCCGGTGGGCTTGAAGAGTACGGCGACCAAGACAATCACTGTGGACTATGGAACTACAAACCCTTGTGTATTTTTGGAAGTGTGGGATGATGGAGAGACGCTGTGGGTTGATCGGGAGTACCGTTGGGATAGCCGATCGGAGGAAGCAAGACGTAGCGGGAACCCGCAACGGACAGACGCTGAGTATGCGAAAGATATGGAGGAGTTTATGGGATGTTCACCAGAGGATCAGTGTATGGTTGTTGTGGACCCGTCGGCGGCATCCTTTATCGCGGAACTTCGCAGTCGCGGTGTGTATGTGAAACCAGCAAACAATGAAGTAACGGATGGAATTCGAGTGGTTGGCTCTCTTCTGGCAAAGCGAAACATTCGGATTAACAAAGAAAATTGCAAGGGGTTGCTTGGAGAGATGAGATCTTACGTTTGGGACGATAAAGCGATGGAGCGAGGAGAGGAAAAACCTGTGAAGCAGAAAGATCACGGTCCAGATGCATTGCGGTATTATTGTTACACGGTTCTGCCAAAATGGAGGATCAGTGCATAGGAGGAAAGATAGATGGCAAAAAGAAAGGCATCCCGCCGGACGAGGGCGGATTCAAAACAGAATATGGATTCCAAGGCGCCCGTCATGACGATGGACGCCTTTTCTAATCCCGCTGCAAGAATTGGATTCGGGACAATGGATCTACTTCAGGCAACAGAGTACCCGATGACCCGAATGACACAGAATTATCAACTCCTGACGAGCCTGTATCGTGAGAACTGGATCATTCAAAACATCATCTCTACGATTCCGAATGACATGTTGCGGAAATGGTATGATCTGAGGACCAGCGTTGCACCGGAGTATCTGAAAGAGATGACTCAGTTAGAGCGTCGAACACAGATCCGGAATAAACTGCTTCTTGGAATGTACTGGGGACGGCTTTACGGCGGTGCAGTGGGAGTGATCTTGATCAAGGGACATAATGACATGAGTACGCCGTTGGATCTGGATACGATTATGCCGGGAAGTTTCTTGGGACTTCATATTCTGGATCGGTGGAACGGTGTGTATCCAGAGGGAGAGTTGGTTACAGATCCAGAAGATCCAGACTACGGATTGCCAGCGTTCTACACGGTCAGGAATGATGAGACGGGAACTATGGTTGCCAGAGTGCATCACAGCAGGGTAATCCGTTTTATCGGCAGGGAGCTTCCTTGGATGGAACAAGTGACAGAACAGTACTGGGGAGAGTCAGAGATTGAGGCAATCTACGAGGAATTGACCCGCCGGGATAATGTAGCAGGAAACATTGCAGCACTTACGTTTCGAGCAAACATCAATTATCAAGAGACTGACGGATTGGATCAGCTTTTGGGCTCGGCAAATTCAGAGATTCAGCGCCGGTTCTGGAATACGTTGGCGGCGCAGTCCATGATGGAGAGTAATTTTGGAACCCGGATGATCAACAAAGGTGACGCGATTCACAACACTCAGTATACCTTTACCGGACTTCCCGATGTCTATGATCGTGTAATGATGGATGTAGCTGGCGCAGCAAGGACACCGGTGACAAAGCTGTTTGGGCGATCCCCGGCCGGCATGAATGCAACTGGAGAATCAGATCTGAAGAACTACTATGATTACATAGACGGGCTGAGGGAGACAGAGCTTCGGGGAGTGATCGAGCGTTTACTTCCGATTATGGAATTGTCTGCGTGGGGCAGAATTCCGGATGATATGGACATCGATTTCCCGCCAATGCAGACGCCAGATGCGAAGGATGTGGCAGAGATCACAGAGCGAAAGAGCAGTGCGATTCTGGCAGTATATCAGAGTGATCTGATTGATGCAGCAACCGCTATGCAGGAGCTAAAGAATCTGTCTGACGAGACTGGGCTTTACAGCAAGATCACGGACGAAGCGATCGAAGCAGGAAAGGGCAAGTTCTACTCAGAGACTCGTGGCATGCAAGATCCTATGGCGGGATTTTCTTTTCCAGAAAATACAGGAGAGGATGAAATAGGAGATGGCAATGAAGATCCGACCGCCGGAGAAAGCTGACATCACGGTATTGCTTCGGAATCTGTTTCTTCGGACAGAGCAGGAATTGATTAAAGAGATCAGCAAAAAGCGCACGTTGGGTCAGGTGGAATATGCAGAGATGATAGCACTGGAACGAGTTCAGCGGATCTTGCAGAACATGGTAGACACTTCATGGAGCTATGTGCCGGCGATGATCGAGAAGATCTTTTATCACTCAGACAAAGATGCTACGGGATATGCCAATGCGAGAGATATTACTGGAACGCACTCTGCGTCACAGATTGCCATTATGGAGCAACTGGCAAACAACCTTCAGGGCGAGTTGATGGAGATGGCGGGAACTGCAAAGAAGAGCGTTGAAAAGGTATTTACAATCGCCAGATTGGAGAACGATCCATATCGAAAACTTGCTTTGGAGGAGATTCTTAGACAAGAGGCATCGGGAAAGCCGTGGATCAAGTCCAGTCAGGATCTTGTGAAGGAGATGGAGACAAATGGAATCACCGGTTTTACAGATAAGGCAGGGCGGAAATGGAGTATGCAGGCCTATGGAAACATGGCAGTCCGAACGACAGCCAGACAAGCCGAAGTAGCGGCACTTCTGACATCCGATGAATATGATCTCTGGCAAATTGTGAAGGTTGGAACGACTTGTCCGGTGTGTGCACCACTAGAAGGGCGTGTATATTCAAAAAGCGGAGCGAATCCGGATTATCCGCCTCTGAGTATAGCATTCGGAAAGATTGATCCTTCTGGGAGCAATGATCTTTCAAACACATACCTGAATATCCATCCGAACTGCCTGCACAGCCTGGTCAAGTACACCACGATCGGCAAGAGCGCGGAGCAGATCCAGAAGGACAAGGACTTTTCAAGCATCGAAAAGAATCCTCTGAGCCGGGATCCACGGACGAAGAAGCAGATCGCGGCGTATCGGGAAAAAGAGAAGAATCGGCAGCAGCTCCTCCGGGATATGAAGCAGCATAAAGAGTATCGAGCAATTCTTGGGAATGATGTGCCGAAAGACTTTGCGAAGTTCAGGGATTTGAAGTATAATGATCCTAAGAGATGGCATCTGTACGAGGATTATAAGAAATCTGTGAAGAAGGGGATGATTTCTCCGCTGTCGGGTGTGAAGAATTACGTTCGTCTTCATGATGAAATCGATGCTAAAATGATTGAAATTGAAACAGTACAGGGAACAAAAATAACTGGTCAGAGAAAGCACTTTATAGAACGTGTGATCGGAACTATGAAGGACCCGAAAACTGGAAGATCCAGATCGGGAGTAACCGTGGAAGATATTCAGGATGCGCTGAAGAACCCTCTTGATGTCAGAAAAATTGTGACAGATGCAAAAGGAGACAGAAGCCAGAAATATATTGGTGCAAATGCAACGGTTTCTGTCAATCCGGATACTGGAAAACTGATTCAGTGCAATCCGACTGATAGCGATATAGCGAGGCGATTAAATGAAAGAAATGGAAAGAAAGTTCAAACTGACAGAAGAACAGATTGATTTTTTAAAGAAAATGTATCCAGAAAATCCGCTTGTGCAGCGTGTCCTGAATGTCGAGAACAATGGATATTTTGTTGTTGATGTGGATACAAAAATTGATTTCATGGACTTTATGGAAGACGAGTCGATTTATTGGATGGATGAAGGTCAGGAGCCTTCAGAGAAAACGTATATGCTTGAAAGTATCCGCGATGATATTTATTATCAGACAAACTAGTACCACCAGTCAGAAATGGTCGGTGGTATTTTTATACCCATAGGAAAATCCGCCTATTTGGTGGTAGGCGGATTTAATCATCATGTTCTGAGATAATAGGAATATTATATTTAGCGATAGTTTTTTCTCGCCATAAAGCGTAAACTTCTTCATCGATGGTTTTGGATATATATAAATTACGCATTTTGGCCCAATCTTGCAAGAAAATATTCAGATTATCATCGGTAAAAGAAATTCCCCACATGGTACGTTTGTTTCCGTGTGAGTCGACAGCGGTAGCTTTGGTTGGATAGACATCTAATTCAGCGATATTCATGATATCAAAAAACATATCAATAATATCTGTGTAGGTGTTAAATACTTTGTTCATGCTTTTTCGCGGCGATAGTCCACATAGCCAACTTAATGAGACGTTAAATGTTGTTGCAATTTTTATCAACATTTCAAGAGACGGTGTTTTAGCACCAATTTCGTAAGACGATATACTGACTGGTGAAGCATTTATACGTTCTGCGAATTCTTTTTGAGTCAATTGTAGGTCAGAACGAAGTTCTTTAAGATGAGCAGATAATTGTTCAGAAAATTTGGCATCCATCAGAGCACCTCCTTTATGTATATATATTATACCATATTGATAATATATATACAATGAGAAAATAAAACTATGCTAATGGTATTGACGCAATACCAATGGTATGATAACATAAAACATGGGAGGAGGGATAACGATGAAGCAAATTATATTAAAAGTTAAAGATGAAACACATAAAGCAGCGAGAATCAAGGCTTTAATGTTAGATAAATCTTTAATGCAGTATGTGATAGATCTTATGGAAAAAGATTTAGACAACAAAAAAGAGCAATCACGCTGAGTTTGGCGACCTACGTGATTGCTCGAAACCTGAAACCTGTAAACCCAGGAATCACCTTGTATTGTAAGGGATTCCGCCAGAAATTGCAAGGAGGAATTTGCAATGCAGAATTTAATGGTCTTTGAAGGACACGATGTAGAAGTATTTGAACTGAATGGACAGGTATTATTTAATCCGTATCATGTCGGTGCTTGTTTAGAACTGGGTGAAAGTGCAGTGAGAATGGCAGTAGCCAAAATGAATGGAAAGCAGGTAATTAAAGTGAAAAATTCGGATGTCAGTAAAGTTGACATCCGAAAACTGAATAATGCAGGTGAGAACTTCCTCACTGAAAGCGGCGTGTATAAGCTGGTATTCAAGAGCCACAAGCCAAATGCAGAAGCTTTCACAGACTGGATCGCAGATGAGGTTCTCCCGACTCTCCGTAAGACCGGCTCTTACGAGATGCCAAAACAGGACAAGCCAAAGAAAGAGAAACTGCCTTCCGTAAACATGATGGTAAAGAACATCAAGGAAGCCCTGCATGACGCCGGTGTGGATTCCAAGTACATAGCCGCCGAAGTGGTGCGGATCTATTCCGACTCCGGCTATCCGGTAAAGACAAAATTGATTTCTGATGTTCCAGAGCTTTGGGACTGCACCAGTATCGCAAAGAATCTGGGAATATATTCGGAGAATGGCAGACCGCATGATAAGGCTGTCAGCGCAATCATCCAGAAGTTAGATATCTTTGCAGATGAAATCGTCCGGACAGCTTACAGTCGGAATGGACATGATGGTGTTACGGTTCAGTACAAAGTCAGTGTTCTGGAGAAAATCAGAGAGTGGCTGAATGAGAATGATTATCCTACTGTGATTGAGCTTATGCTCTCCAATGGCAACAGCAATAAATGCAAGGTTGTTTACGGGGAGGTGGCATAATGTCTTATGGTGAATTTTGTAAACAGATTGCTCCATCTGTATTAGAGTTGCAGAAAGAGTGTAGCAAAATGAGTGAAGATGAGTTTAACGAATTTCGCAAAGATGTGATGTGTGAAGTTGGTGAGCAGAACCTTAGCATGCGATTTATGACTGCGATATTTGATATGATATATGATAAGTTATTTATAAAGAGCATTGTAGCGTAAAAAAAGAGGCGTCCTTCAACAGAGGGGCGCTCTTTTAATTGCGACGTCGCAACAGACAGGGAGGTGATCACAATGGGAATCTTCAGACGGATCAGACAGCACCGATGCAGCCATCACTACTGCAAGCACTGGAGCCGGGATTCCGGCCCCTACGGCGGTTATGTGAAACGCTGCGCAAGGTGCGAAAAAACAGAAAGGTGGAAATAGATGCTTGCGTATTACGGATACACGATAAGCCCAAACCAGATCGAGACTGGCGAGGGCTTTTTGATTTGTAAGAATGTGCCTATCGCCCGCACTGGAACGCAGGATTACCTCGGAAGCGAGCTGGGACTCTCCGGAGGAGATTCCGGCCGGATCATCGCCGTCATCCGTTCGCCGGATGAGGTGTTCTCCGAGGCAGCTCTTGCGTCTTTCGAGGGAAAGCCGGTGACGAATGATCATCCGCCGGGACTGATTGGACCGGATGAGGTGAAAACATATGAAATGGGGCATGCGCAGAATATCCGGCGGGGAACAGGTGAGTGGAAGGATTATATGATTGCGGATCTTCATATTCATGACAGAGACCTGATCGATGCGATCCAGAATGGAAAGCGGGAGATCAGTTGCGGATATGAATGCGATTATATAAAAAATGAAGATGGCACATACAGCCAGAAAAATATCAGAGGGAATCATGTAGCGGTAGTTGACCGGGGAAGAGCCGGAAAACGAGCCGCTATTTTAGATTCAGATAAAAATGAGGCGAAAAAGCCAGAAAGGAAAGCAATGAGCAAAACAGGATTATTTTTTAAACTCTTTGGTCAGGCTGTCAAGGACAAGAGTCCGGAAGAGATCGAGCAGATGGCGATGGATGCCGCAGTCGCCTTGGATGCGGAAGAAACAAAGGGACAGGAGGAAAACAATTTGGAGGAGAAAAAGAGTCCGGAAGACAAGCCGGACGGTGTAGGAGAGACAGCTACAAAAGATTCAGAGTTCCTGAATGCCTTAGACAAGAAAATTGACAGACTTTTAGAGTTTCTTGATCCGACAACGAAAAAAGAAGAAAAGGACCCGATGGATGAGGCAATCGAATCTTTAGAGGGAGGCAAAGACGAAGATCCGAAGGGGGATGATCAGGAAAACGGCGAGGCGAAGGTTGTTCCAGTTGGAGAAATGGATGAAGAGACTAATGAAGGAATGGACAAAGCAATCGCTCTCGGAATTTTAAAGGCAATGCGCCCGACTGTGGCAGCCATTCAGGATTCAGCACAGAGAAAGGCAGTTTCTGATGCACTGATCAAACTTGTTACTACGAAGGATGCAAACAGCGATATCAGTGCGATCTTAAAAGCATCGCAGGCAAATGCCAAGAAGACTGCGGATAAAGCTTCTGTGATGAATGTGGAGCAGTGTCAGGCTGCTTATGATGCAAGAAACCCGCACAAGAGAAAGGAGAACGAGTAATGAAAGGACAGGTAATTGGAAAGAGTATGCCACATGGATATGCCGGCAGTTATGCGAGACAGGCAGACATGGTGGTGGACACCCATCCGAGTGAGGGCGAGATCGCATTCGGTGCTCCGGTAGTGCTTGGAACAGCAGGAGCGGTAAAACCGTGGGAGACGGCATCTACCGCAGGAAAGTTTGTTGGTGTTGCAGTTCGTGAAGTAAAATCTGCAATGGATTATATGAATCAGAATGAAGGAAGTTATCGTGCTGGCGATGCTGTTCCAGTCATGAAGCGTGGCTGTGTGAATGTAATTTGCCAGAACGGAACTCCGACTGCCGGCGGAGACGTCTATATTCGTACTGTTAAAAATGAGTCCTATCCGAATGCAGTTGTCGGCGGATTCGAGGCAACAGCCGATACCGGTAAGAATGTGAAACTGACAAACGCACAGTGGAAGGGAAGCGCGGATGCCAATGGTGTGGCAGAGATGAGAATCCTGACCATCTTAAATGCATAGGAGGGAATGAGACATGGCGTTTAAAAATGTAGGTACTTATGATTTGGGAAGAGCGGTGAGCAGATCCGCAGGAAGTGCAAATGTGGCGACATTCACTATGGATGCAGCCGGAATCGCATCTGGTCAGGCATTTTTATCATCTGAGCTTGAGAAGAGAGATCCGATTATTCGGACACCGCTCACAAGTTTTACATATGCGAGAGATATTCCGATTCGTGTCGGTGGTGGTTGGGCTGAGTTCGTTTCCACTATGCAGGTCGGTTATGGCATTACTGGTGGATCTGGAGATAATCTGGTACATTCTGGTGGTTCAAACGGAATTCCAATGGTACAGGCGGATTTCTCCAAGGGTCAGCACAAGGCACATATGATCGCGGCAGGCACTCGCGTCATGTGGATCGATATGCAGAGAGGAAACATGACTGGTCGTAATATAGACACTCTGCTTCGCGATGGACTCAGAATGGCTTATGACAAGCATCTGGATGAGAATACCTATGCCGGTTTTGCGAGATATGGAACAACCGGTCTCGTAAACAACGAAGATGTAACGGTGACGAATGCTGAGTCTAACGGAAAGACTTCGCCAAGCACAAAATTCAAGGATAAGACCCCAGATCAGATCTTAAAGGACATCAACGATGCAATCCTGCTGGCATGGTCGTCCTGTGAGTATGACAACAGTGCAATTCCAAATCACATTCTTATGCCGTATGAGCAGTTTAACTATCTTGCAACAACCAAGGTGACTGAGCTGGCGGAGAAGACGATTTTGACGTTCCTTCTCGAGAATAATGTCGCAAAACAGAATGGCTCAGATCTTGTAATCGCTGCAACAAAGTGGTGCAAAGGCGCCGGAGATGCAGGCGCGGATCGTATGGTGGTTTATCGCAACGAGGAACGTTTCCTTGCGATGGATGAGCTTGCTCCGCTTACGAGAGCAATGACAAGCTCCAATACTCAGGATTTTTGCTTTGATACCGCATATGCCGGCAATCTGTCCGAAGTGGAGATGTTTTACGATCAGTCGATGATTTATGTAGATGGAATCTAAGGAGGAGCAAGATGTTTATTGTATCAAAGAGAAATTATCAGGTAAGGCGAGCAGATGGCTCGTTGTATCTGATCCAAAAGAACTATATTGGAGAGATTCCGGAGGATGTTGCACAGAGCGATCTGGTTCAGAGAGCAATTCTTTGTGGCAATATCGCAGTCCCAGAAGGAACGAAGGACAAGGAACTTTACAAGGCAGATGAAGTAGCAGAACAGCTGGCAACAGAGCATGATATCCGCCCGGATGCAGAAAAGGCGGTAACAGATGAAGATGCTTCTGAGGATGCCAAGAAGTCTGTGAAGACAAAGAGCGGAAAGAAAGAGTGATGTCGATGTGGCCGTATGGAAGCACGAATACGATGACGTCGAGGTTTCAGTCAGCAAAAGAGCAGGCGGCAAATCTTACACAGCCGGGGGAGCGGGGAGCTTACACGAAGGAAATGTTCCGGGAGGACTTTCCACAGTTTACGAAGAAAGTTTCATCGGAGGAAGGGAAAGATCCTGAGAGTCAGGATCTTCTTCCGGAAGGAATCCTGAATATGTTTCTGACGCAGGCAAATGACAGCGTTCTTCCGTCGCGCTGGGGAAGCATGTGGCGTTATGCTGTGGGGCTTTACCTGGCACACTTTTCAACAATGTATTTAAAGACATACGCTCCAGCATCATCTGGAACGGCGCAGGTGGTTGCGAAGGCACAGCCGGCAGGTGTCATAAAGAGCACCACGATGGGAGATACATCCGTCAGTTATGACAATTCAGCAGTAACGATCGGAACGGAAAAGTGGGGAAGCTGGAATGCTACGCAGTATGGACAACAGCTTGCGACACTTGCTCGATTGGTTGGAATGGGAGGCATGTATGTTATTTGACAATCCTATTTTTGAGGGCTGGTACACGGACCTCATGGATGTGTATCGAGTGGTTTCGATAAAAGATGGAAGTATTTCGAGGCAGGAGCGCAGGAAAGTTGCGGAAGGCATCCCGTGTCGAGTGTACCATACAGGGACCGGAAGCCCAAGCATCACGGATGATGCCGCAAGATCCAGGGGAGAGGATAAGCTCTCCTGTGACCTTGCGGTGGATCTTTGTGCGGGCGATGAACTCCATGTGATTCGAGGTGGAAATCTTGGTCGTGCAAATCAGGCGGAAAGATATCTTGCTGGATCACCACAGGATTTTTACGATCCGGTTGGCGGTTCGTTGACAGGATTGGAGCATAAAGAGGTTGTTCTTTTGAGAGATAATCTGATCGAATCGGGGAGGTGATTTCTTGTCGAGTTTCGGAAGTCAGATGCGAAAACGATTGGAAGAGCTGAGAAGGGCAGGAGAAAATGTTCCCAAGATTATGGCAGAGGTGATTGAGGGAGCAACGATTGAGGCGGTTCGAGTGGCAACAGAGAAAACACCGCCCAATGACGGAACACTTGCCGGAACGAATATGAGAAGTGGTCAGATGGCACAGCATTGGTCAACGGATAGCATTACGACACCCGTCGTGACAGGCGGAAGTGTTTACACAGAGTTAAATAATAACATGCGATATGCATCTTATGTAAATGATGGTCATCGAGTAGATAAGCATTTCGTTCCGGGATTGATTGTGAATGGGAATCTGCTGGAAAGAAGCCCGGATGGATCTGGCGGTATTATGGTTGGAACAAAAACAACCTATGTACCTGGAAAACACATGAAAGAAGCGGCAATTGGAAGATACCGGAGTGTAGTTCGGAGCGAGTTAGAGAAACGAGTAAAGGAGGCAATGAAGTGATTTTTTCATTAAAATCAGTTTTAAACAGTTTGGCGACATTGCTTTCTGAGAGGTATCCGAATTATCCTGTTTATGACAGCCCGAATCAGCAGGGAACAGAATTTCCTTGCTTTTTTATTTTCTTCACTTCGCCTGTTACGATAGAACTTCACATTGGAAGCAGAATGGGCAGAGATCTGGCAATGGATATTGTGTTTGTGCAGCAACGAAATATCGTCGACCGCAATGCTCAGATTTATGAGGTGGCTGAATTTCTGGATGCCTCTCTTGAGCGATTTGTGTATAGGGATTCTCAGGGGAATGAGGCTTTGATCCGGACGGAAGAAAGGCAATGGCATGAGGAAGATGATGAATTGCATTATCAGTTCCATATTCGCCAGCGCGTCAGCTTTTCAGAAGATGAGATTAAAATGCAAGAGATGGAGGAAAATTATGCCGGCATTAAAAAAACGTAATAATAATGAAACCCTGTATCCGACAGAAAAACTCTTAAAGAGCAAACATCTGTCCGGGTATCAGCCGGACTTTGCCAGAACGATTCTGGTGAAGCCAGCTTATTCCATTTCAGGAGCAAAGGCGCTTTTGGACAAATATTTGAAGGGAGGAAAGTAGGATGGCAGGAGGAACATGGACAAGCCAGAACAAACGTCAGCCGGGTGTGTATATCAATACGAGGTCAAGAGGAAATATTGGCGCCAATATTGGAGACAAGGGAATTGTGGCAATTGCGGAGCCGATGTCTTGGGGACGTGTTGGGATTATGCAGGAAATTATTCCCGGCGATGATGTAAAAAACATTATTGGTCATGACATCACTTCAGATAGTGCTCTGTTCTTACGGGAAATGATGAAAGGAAGCGATGTGACATCTGGACCGTCGAAAATTTTGCTGTATCGAGTATCTGGTACGGGCGGAGCGAAGGCATCAACAAAGATTGGCGCTTTAACCGCTACGGCTTTGTATGAAGGCAAGAGAGGAAATGACATCATCATTATGGTTTCGGCAGATCCGGACGAAGAGGATCTTTTTACCGTATCCACAATCGTTGATGGAAATGTTCTTGATGAGCAGAGTGTAAAAACAGCGAGAGAGTTACACGGAAATCAGTGGGTTGTGTTTAGCGGAACAGAGACGTTGACTGCATCCGCAGGGGAAAGTTTAACAGGAGGAACAGATCCGACACCAACCGCCGGCGATTACGCAAAATTCCTGACGGAATTAGAGCCGTATCAGTTCGATATTGTTGTGTATGACGGGACGGATGCAACCGTACAGCAGGCATATGCAACCTTTGCGAAAAGAGTTTCCAACAGCATCGGTAAGAAATGTCAGGCAGTTCTGGCGGAGGCAAAAACTGCAAACAGTGAGTGGGTGATCTCTGTTGGAAATGGTGTGAAGCTCTCTGATGGAACGATTCTTTCGCCACAGCAGGTAACGTGGTGGATCGGAGGTGCAGAAGCAGGAGCCAAATATAACGAATCACTGACATATGCCAGATATCCAGATGCCGTAGAGTCGAATCCGAAGCTGACAGATGCAAAAATCGAGGAAGCAATCAACAATGGTCAGATTGTGTTTATTGACAGTTTCGATACAGTCAAGGTATGTACAGATATCAACACTCTGACAAGTTTTACTGTGGATAAGCAGAAGAGTTTTTCTAAAAACCGTGTAATGCGTGTGCTGAATCAGTTCTGCAATGATGTGTATAAGCAGTTTGCTTTGTACTATGTAGGAAAAACCAACAACAATGAAGCAGGACGCAATCTTCTGGCAGGATGGATCGTGGGGTACCTGAATGAAATGCAGGCAAACAACGGAATTCAGAATTTTGAAGCAGAGGATGTCTCTGTGACAGAGGAAAATGATGTTGACTCTGTAATTGTAGATGTTGCGATTCAGCCGGTGGACAGCATTGAGAAGATTTACATGACAGTGAATGTGTCGGCCGGCACTGTGACTGAGTAAGGAGGTTGTGGAAGATGGATGGTAATTTTTTACTTGAGCGCGACGCGCTTAATGGAAGTTCCGGAAATGGATTTATGACAATCAATGGTGAAAACCATCAGATGTTTAGCATGAAGAAGTTTCAGTCAGATGCGAGCTTTCAGGAAGAGGACTTTAAGGTTGTTGGCACTTCCTTGGTTCAGGTGAGAACCACCGGAGTTAAATTATCTGGAACGATGACGCTGTATTATGGGACTCCGCATTTCCTGCGCTTATTACAGGAGTACTTAAAGACAGGAAAACTGCCGTATTTCACACTTCAGATCACAAATGATGATCCAGCTTCGAGTGTGGGAACGCAGACGGTTGTCTTTTATAATGTGAAGCTCAACAAATTACCGATCGCGAAACTGGATGCCGATTCCAATGTGCTGGACATGGAAGTGGGATTTTCGTTTACGAACATCGAGGTTCTCAACTGGTTTCATGATCCGGAACAGCTTGGAAGCTAAAAATTAAGAAGAAAGAAGGAATAAAGTTATGGCAGATATTAAAGCGTTCTTGTTACCGCCGGTTATGGATGAGACAAAAGAGGTTGTAATCACAAAGAGAGCTGTGGATGAAAATGGAAAACCGATTCCGTTTGTCATCCGCGTGATCGATCAGGAGACGAATGATCGTCTGCTGAAGCGAGCAATGAAGAAAACGAGAGCAAATGGTCGTATTATCCAGGAGCTTGATACGGATAAGTACGGAAAACTTCTGGTGGATGCCTGCGTGGTGACTCCGAATTTCAAAGATGCTGAATTATGTGCGTATTATAAGACGACAGATCCGCTGGATGTTCCGGGACGCATGCTGACAATGGGTGAGTATGATCTGCTTGTCAAAGAGATCAGAAACCTCAATGAGATGATTGGCGATGACGACAGCTTAGAGGAGCTTGAGGAAGAGGCAAAAAACTGATTTCGGAAAACACCGTGGATGTGCAATTGATGCAGAGAATGTTGTGCGATCATGGTGTTTTCCCTCATGAGGTGATGAGACTTTCTGTTCGAGAGCGCGTTTTGATGTCGGAGTTACTGATGAAGGAATCACGAGAATTGGAAAAGCTCAAATAGGAGGTATTACATAGATGGCTGTAATTAACGAAACATTGTCCCTCACTGATCAGTTTTCATCGTCATTTAATACTTTTTTGGAGCTTGGAAATCGGGCGGTTGCGACTACAACGGCATTGGATAAGAGCTTGACTCATGCGATGGGACGGTCTGCGGGGGCAACGATCGGAGCAATCCGCGGGCTGGGAGAGCAGGCGGCGCAGACGAATCAACTTCTGGAGCAGATTGTTGGGAAGCAACGAAGACACAAAGAGGAGACAGAGAAAACAGAACGTGCATCAGAAAAATTGCTTGGAACAATCCAAAAGATAGTTGTGGCAAGTGGTGCGCTTTCTTTGACAAAATCCTTTTTTGGATTTGCAGATGCACAAACGCAGGTCAATGCCCGTATGAACCTGATCAATGATGGTCAGCAGACAACGGCGGAACTGAATGAGTTGATTTATCAATCTGCTTTGCGTGCAAAGTCATCATATTTTGATACCGCAGACGCCGTCAGCAAGATGGGACTTAATGCGAAGAACGCATTCTCATCGAATCAGGAGTTGATTGCTTTTACTGAGCAGGTGAATAAGCAATTCAAAATCGGTGGAGCATCGGCGCAAGAGCAGAGTAATGCAATGGTCCAGCTGACGCAGGCAATGGCGGCGGGTGTGCTCCGTGGTCAGGATCTGAACTCAATTCTTGCTGCTGCTCCGGGGATTGCAAGAACCATTGAGGAAAGTATGGGATGGGCTTCGGGATCGATCAAGAAGTACGCCGAGGATGGCAAGGTTACGGCGCAGGTTGTAAAAAACGCGCTACTTGATATGGCAGATGAAACCAACAAAAAGTTTGAATCCATTCCTATGACTTTATCAGATGCGATGACAATGGGAAAGAACATTGTTCAGCATGGTGTGCAGGATATGGCATCGCAATGGAATGATTTTTTGAATACGGATCGCGGTCAGGCATTGATCGGTGAGGCAATCCAGTTATTTTCGGCATTGGCATCAGCGGGTGTTGATGCTTTGTCTGCGATTGGACAGAGTGCATTGTGGGTGCATGACAATATGGATTTTATTATCCCTATTTTGACCGCTATTGTGGCAGGGATTGCTGCCGTAAAGGCGGCGGCAATAGCGGAAGCAACTGCAAGTATTGCAGGAAATGTGGCAAAAGCTGCGTCGTGGGCTTTGGCGAATTGGTATATTGTTTTAGCATTGGTATTCTTGTCAAGTTTAATGGTTGCAGCGCAACAATATGGAATTGGCATGCAACAGGTTGGATCTGTTGTTGGAAATGTGTTTGGATTTATTTATGCAGTTGGTTACAACGTATTTGCGACCCTCTGGAATTTTATCGCAACATTTGCGGAGTATTTTGCAAATGCATTTAATGATCCGGTAGCGAATGTGGCACATCTTTTTTCCAATGCGTTAGATGTGATCCTTGGAATGATTGAGACGGTTGCCAGTGCGCTCGATGCGCTTACAGGATTAGGCGCATCTGGAGTGATAAGTGGAATCCGCGGAAATTTGTCATCGTGGGTTGACAATACCTTCGGTGAAAATGCGATTCAGATCAAACGTATGGCAAATCTGGATATCGGAACTACGATGAAACAGTGGGGCAATTATGGCGCTGGTCTGGGTTCAAAATTGGATAACCTGAGCCTGAATGTTTCAGATCTTGCTGGTAGTTTTGGAGATTTGAAGCTCGGAGACGGAATTGGAGATATCGGAAATGTAGGAAAAGTGGGAAGTGTTGGAAAGATCGATAAAGACATCAAGCTGTCTGATGAAGATCTGAAACTATACCGAAACTTGGCTGAACGACGTTACATGAACCAGATCGAACTGAAAACTCTCGCGCCTCACATTGAAGTATCAATTCCAGAGAGCGAGGCAAAGAATCTGACAGCGCAGGACATTGCGGACAAGCTCAAGGCGCTTTTGATTGAACAGCGCGCAGCAGGAACGGTAGTATCGCACGGATAAGGAGAGAACTATGAAGAATACAACTGCAATTTATCTGTGCTTCGGAGGCAAGAAGCTGAAAATTCCGGTAAATCCGGAAGAGATAAAAATAAAATATCCAAGCAACAACAAGGAGTATGACGTTATTGGCATTGGCAAGGTCCTGGTGCAGAAAAAGCCGGGATTAAAGGAGATCTCTTGGGAGAGTTTTTTCCCAAGAGATACAGAATCGCCGTATGTGAATAATCGAAGCAAAAAGCCGAAGGATTACGTTAAACAGATTGAAAACGCACTAAAAAATCAGCAGAAATGTCGGTTGATTATAAGTCGTTCTGGATTGTACGATACTAATATGCGTTGTGTTGTGAGCGAGTTCGAGACCAAGGATAAAGGCGGGGAGCCAAGGGATATGCATTATTCCATTACTCTGAAAGAGTATAAAAATTATTCTCCGCAGACGGTCAATATCGTTTTGACACAGCCGGAGACTCAGGAAGAACCAGAAGCGCAAACAACATCAGAAACTGAGCGTCCAGTAGAAACATCCGCTATGCGAGTCGGCGCAGGTGTGATTGTAAACGGAGAGTATTGTTATGATAGCGCTGGTGGAAAACCGCATGGGACAGCGGTGAATGTCAGTACGACTGTAACTAGAATCGTTTCGGGCGCGGAGTATCCGATACATGTAGGTTCTTACGGTTGGGTAAAGGAAAGTCAATTGGAGATAACGGGGTGACTGAGAAGTGATCGATAATGTGTCTTTGGTCGTTCAGACAACGGTTTTGAATGATTCAAATGAAATAATACGGACAATTCAGACAGATTATGCCGATGTGGCATCAAAAATAGAGTTGACCACACAGCGATTTGACAATCCGGCATCACTTTCCTTTACCTGCTTGGAGGATTCTGGGATTGCAATTTCAGAAGGAAGTTCGGTGGAATTATCTGTGAGCGGTAAAAAACTTTTCAAAGGATATGTTTTTACTGCGGAACGCAACCGCGAAGGAGAAGTGTCCTATACGGCTCATGATCAGCTTCGTTATTTAAAATCAAATGCAAGTCATTTATTTCAAAATATGACGTTACCACAGATTATTCAGCAGGTTGTGAAGAATTTTGGATTGAATGTGGGGGAAATGGAAGAGCCGGGATATGTGTTTCCATATCTGGATAAAGAAAATGAAACCTGCATGGATATTATCTTTGATGCAGTATCTCAGGCGATCGTGCAAACAGGAAAGATCTACAACTTCTACGACGATTGTGGAAAATTGACCTTGAAAGAAGCAAAAAATATGTATATTCAGACCATGATTGGAGACAAAAGTTTGGTCACTGATTATACATACAAGCGCGATATTGACAGTGATACTTATAATCGAGTGAAACTGGTTCGGAAGAATGAGAAGTCCGGTCGAACAGATGTTTATATTCATGAGGATACCGATACGATCAAGACCTGGGGGCTTTTGCAATATTATGATGAAGTGGATGAAAATCTGAATGAAGCCCAAATTGATGAGATGTGTAAGCAATATTTACAGTATTACAATCGTGTGATTCAGACAATTACGATAGATGCAATAGGAATACCGGGATTGCGTGCAGGAATGATCATACCAGTGAAATTAGGAACAATCAAGGAATTGTCAGTGGTCCGTTTGATGTTGACCGAGAAGGTTACGCATACGTTTGAGGATGGCGGGCACACAATGAGTATTGAGGTAAAGGATTTTAGCCAGTTAGGGGGAATGTCAGTTGTCTAATTTATTGGGAGAACTTCAGCAAATCATGCAGGAAAACCAAAAAGCAATGAAACCGACAGAACTTGCATTTGGAACGGTTACATCGGTGTCTCCGCTGGCGATTTTAGTGGATAATACGGCACAGCCTAAACCAGAAGCAGGATTGATTTTGACAGACTCTGTCATTGCGAGAACCGCGACGGTCCAAGGCGGTGAGGGAGGAACTGTTGTCATCAATCCGGGACTCGTGGCGGGAGATCGTGTGGTGATGCTGAGGGTACAAAGAGGGCAGAGGTATATTGTGCTTTCAAAGGTGCAGTAAGGAGGAAGTATGGCAACATTACCGGAAGGAGTTGGTTTAGATGTACAGTTGAAACCAACAGAACAGCCTACGAATACATTTTTGATTGACTGGACATCAAAACGGATCACAGGGATGACGGATGGACTTGAAGCAATGCGACAGGCAGTGGACATTATTCTTCAGAACGAGCGCTTCCGGTGGCAGATCTATGACAGCAATTTTGCAACGGAGCTGGAGGATCTTCCCGGAGAGGAATACGCTTACATAACAAGTGAACTTCCGCGCAGAGTTGAGGATGCCTTTTCCGTAGATAGCCGTATTGTATCTGTGGACAATTGGGTGTTTAACGAGGAGAATGATGGAACTTTGAAAGTTTCTTTCGATGTGACAACTGTATATGGAACGATAAGCAAGGAGATGGTGTTGTGATTGATTTTAAGGATGAGAAGTATACAAGAAAAGAAATCGAAAGCAGATTGCTCAGTCAGGTATCAAACAGCATCGACAAGCGTCAGGGAAGCATTATTCAGACTGCGTTGGGACCAGTTGCATGGTATCTGGAAGGCCTTTATATGCTATTGGAGCAGGTTCAGGAAAATGCCTATGCAGGAAGTGCGGTGGGGGAGTTTTTGGATCGCATTGTGGCGGAGCGTGGACTGACAAGAAAAGCATCAACACCTGCGATCCGAAAAGGCATATTTGATGTTGAGGTTCCGATAGGAAGTACTTTCAAGACAATTAACGGGGCAAATTCTGTAATCTTTGAAGTTGGAGAACAGATCTCAGCGCAAGAGGGCGAATATGTTTATAGCCTAAGTTGTCAAACGGCGGGTATCATTGGAAATTCATATTTCGGAAATATTCTTCCAGTGACAGCAGTGGCTGGGCTCAAAAGTGCAGTGATCGGGGAAGTTATAGTTTCTGGTTCAGAAGAAGAGACGGATGCATCTTTGAGGGCGCGTTTTTTTGAGACGTTTGATGTTGCGGCGTTCGGCGGTAATATCGCGGCATACAGAAATGCGATTCTTGCGATTGATGGAGTGGGTGCAGTTCAGGTGTATCCCGCCTGGAAGGGCGGAGGGACGGTGTTGTGTAGCATTCTGGACAGTGAGCTGACACCAGCAGAGCCGGGACTGATCAGCAAAGTGCAGGCGACAATTTGTCCTACTGAAGTAAATGAGGAAGTAGCGTCTGCAAATGGATATGGGATTGCACCGATCGGGGCATCTGTAACCATAACGACAGCGATCAATCTTGTTTTAAATATATCTGCAACGATCCAATTCGCTGCGACAGTGCAATCAGGAGTGGAGATCTATCAGAAAGAGATAGAACAGAAGATTCAGAAGTACTTGAAGTCAGTGTGTGAAAGCTGGGGAAGTGCAATCAAAAGTCAGAAGATAAGCTATGTGGTAGCGGTATATTCTTCCAGAATTGTTGCAGCTATTTTGGAAATTCCCAATGTTGTAAACGTAACGGATGTTATGATCAACGGAGCTTCGGGAGACTTGATTCTGACGGAGACTGCTGAACTGCAACAAATTCCTTCTTTGGGGGTGGTGACGATCAATGGTTGATTTATTGAAAATTCTTCCAGAATATTTTCGCCCCATTCTTGAATTTCAAGAAATAATGAAATCCGAAGGAATCGTAATGGATGAAGTGGAAACTCTGATGAGAAAAGTTCGAGACAACTTCTACATTCAGACATTGGATGAAAGTGCTTTAGAGGAAGAAGAGAGACAGTTTTCTATTGTTGCGAAACCGGGAGAGACGCTGGATTATCGGAAACAAAGATTGTTGCTGAAATACAATACAGTAGCGCCGTTTACAATACATTTTTTGCGAAAAAGGCTTACAGAACTTTTTGAAGATGACTATGTGCTAAAAAGTGATCCTGAGCATTGTAAGCTGACAATTTCTGTTACATCGCAAAAATATGGCGCGGTAAATCTTCTGTATGATCTTTTGTGGGATATCGTGCCGGCGCATTTGGAGATCATCGCGAATCAACAGGTTGAAAATAATTTGAATGCAGGATTGTATATGGCAGGAACTATGTCGGGGACATTTGTTCAGACCATTTAAGGAGGCTTATGGGCGTTTACAAAAAAGCAGTTATTACAGATGTAGGTAATGCGTTGCGAGCACAGGCAGTTGCCGGAAATGTTACTATGCAGTTTACGCACGCAAAAGCATCCTCATATCTGTATCCGGAAGGAACAGATTTAAAGAAATTGACAGAATTGCAGGAAGTCCGGCAAACCATTGTTCCCTCGAAGGTGCAAATATCAAATGATACGTTGATCAGTGTAAGAGCATTATTTGGAAATGAAAAAATCACTTCAAGTTATTTGATACAAAATGTTGGAGTATATGCATCGGACGGGAATAAAGAAGTTTTATTTGCAGTGTGTCAGGCGGTGACTCCAGATCAGATGCCGGCATATGATGGTGTGGCGCCAAGCTCATTTATTTATGATATACAGCTGGCAGTCGCGCAGGCAACAGAAATAAGCATTACTATTGGAGAAGCGGGGACGGCAACTGTAAGAGATGTGATGGATTTGGAAAAGAGGATGAATTCTTTAATTCAGACGATGAAAAAGAATTCATTGTCCGTCACGGTTGAAGGCGATACGTTGTGTTTTTCAGGTGGTTGGAAAGAAGAACAGGAACTGACTTCTGTGGCGTTTACGAATTTGTCTTTCGGCGCGCTTCCGGCATCAGCTGACACAGATAACTGGGCGGTGACCGAAGGCGATTTAAAAGTGAGTGCTGAGTTATCTGATCAGACAGAAAAGTTTGTGGCACAAATAGAGAAATTGGAGGGATAGCATGGCAGACGAAAGAGCATATCTGTACCGAAACACAGGTACAAAGGCGAGTCCAGTATGGGAAAAATGGTATCCACGAACGATGGCAGATGCAGTCGAGACAGAGGATGGAAGAACAGTTCAGGAGTGTCTGGATGGTAGTAGTGGTGGTACTGAAGGATTAAGCATTGTAGATGGAGCGCTCTGCGTAACATACGAGGAGGCATAAAATGGCTGAGAAAATTACAAAACCAATGCTGTTGGACGAAACAGGTAAGGCGCTTGTGGAAGCTGTTCAACAGATCGCAGAGAAGATGGAGTCGGGTACAGGATCTGGCGGATCGGCAGATTTGACGATCGGAACAGTTACCAGCGGTAGCACGGCAAGTGCATCGATCACGGATGGAAAACTGAATCTGGTACTTCCCAAAGGAGATACAGGAGCTACGGGTGCTACTGGTCCGAAAGGCGACACCGGAGAAAAAGGAGCCACCGGAGCGCAGGGAGCAAAGGGAGAAAAGGGGGACAAGGGTGATACCGGAGCACAGGGACCGAAGGGAGATCCGGGAGATGCAGGCACAGCGTCTTCAGCGCCGACGTATAAACCGAGCAAGTTGGGATGTGTGCCGTATGCCACTGTTCCGGGCTGTGATTATGCGCAGATTATTATTTATGGGCAGAGCCTGGCATCAGGAACAGAAAGTAAGATTGCCCTCACCACGGAGCCACTGGACGGCGTGTATATGGTCGGCAGCAGCGCACATTGGTATAAAGCAGCGACTCTCACTGGTTTGAAACCATGCAAAAACGAAGGCTTCGAGTCTCCGATCGTGGCAGCGGTGAACCATTTTGCAACGATGTACCGGAGAAATCGTGATGCAAGTCAGAAGTTCATCGCGAACTCGACTGGTCTCGGTGGTCGATCAATCGAGAGATTATCCAAGGGATGTACTTCTTACGGATACGAGTACCTGTATAAAGATGCTTTTCTGGATTACTTAACCAATACCAAATCGGCTGTGGACAGCGAAGGAAAGACCGTCAAGTGCGTAGCTGTAATCTGGATGCAGGGCGAATATAACTATGATGGTTATAATAAGGGGCAGGGCTTTACCAACGGTGAAGACGCTACAACGGACAAGGATACATATAAAAACTATCTCATCCAGCTTAAAAAGGATATGCAGGCAGATATCATGTCGGCTTATGGTCAGACAGAGCCTCCTCTTTTCTTTGTGTACCAGACCGGCGGTGCGTTCATCTCAAACGGCACCAGCTCGATCAACATGGCGCAGCAGGAAATGGTTGCTGAGCGTGATGACGCAATTCTTCTCGGCAGTGCGATGCCGTGTCAGCGTTTTGCCGGTGGACACATGACAAGCAATGGTTATCGTTGGCAAGGCGAGATGATCGGAAAGCAGTTGGCAGAGAGCCTGATCTGGGGAGATTCTGCACAGACGGTCATTGACCGAGCTATCACAGTAGATGGCAGTAAGATCTATATTGATTACGAAGTTCCGGTTCCGCCTCTGGTGGTAGATAATTATACGGTGCAGGAACAGCCGAATCTTGGCTTCTCTGTAACGGTAGATGGTGTAGGAATTACCGTGGAAAAGGTAGAAGTACAGAACACCCGCGTAGTGCTTACCTGCGGTCAGGAGTTACATGGAACGATTGCGATTAAATACGCTGGAAATGCCGTAGGAAATCGTGATCATCGAGGTATCGGAAATCTTCGCGACAGTGACCGATATTGCAGTCTGTATACCTATGCAGATGATACCTCTGAGACTTCTTCGACAGGTAACACGATCGACTATCGTCCCACGGATGCCAATGGAGAATCTTTAGCCGGAAAGAAATATCCTCTCTACAACTGGGCGAGTCATGCATATCGTGAAATTATCGTGGATGCGATTCCGGCGGCGGATTTCACACCGCACATTTCTGCCTCAAAGGGAAGTGTAGGCGATGTTCTTACTCTTACAGCGACTTACACACCTTCCAATGCAAATGGCGGGCTGGGAATTACATGGAAGTCTTCAGATGCAAGTAAGGTCAAGGTAGAAGGAAGTACAGCAACAATCTTGAGCGGAAACGATGGTGATGTTGTAACGATCACGGGAACTCTGGACAATGGAACACAGCACAGTGTAACGCTTACGATTATTGTAAGCTCCAATCCGTATGCATCCTATTATGGCTACTGGGACTTCCAGAATGGTAGCAGCTCCAATACAACCACAATCAAAAATTTGGTTACCGATGCAGATGACAATATTCTGGAAGGTATTGACGGAAGTACGTCCGGCTATCTGACAACGGATGGATTGACTTTGGCAGATACATCAGCACTTCGTATTCCGGTGGTGAGTGGAATGCCTGATGGTATTGAAATCGGGATTGACTTTACACTGACAGATGATTCTTACAGCAGTCAGACGCTAAAGAATCGCACGTTTGTGGCATTGGTCAAAGGAAGCGTGAATGAATTGTCATTCGGTACAGAGAAATACGGAGTCGCATGGCCTGCATTGAGAGGTGTTCCGTCCACAAATGCAGCAGAAACAGAGCTTGGTTGGAGATATGCAACGGATTCCGGCGGTACGTCTCTTGGAAACTCCGGAACGTGGATTGCGAGAAGTACACTGCATCAGAACCTTCGTCTGCGTTTAAGTGCGACCGGAACCGGTGAGTTCGCTATGAAGGCGAATACCGATTCAAATTGGCGAACATGGGCATTGCCGACGTATGGAGGAGAGAATATTGCCTACCCGCGCTTCCAGAAAATCAAAGAGGCCTGCGATGCAATTCTGATCGGAAACCGCGCAGACATGGCGCATGCAGCGCCGGGGGTAGTCATCCATAGTGTATATATCAAGGAATACAATGGATAAGAGGTGATGACATGGCAGTAATAAGAAATGCACAGGTAGAAATAGATGGGGAAAAGCAGACCTTTCCCCTTGGCGCCCTTGCGGAAAATATTGTAGAAAGCCAAGAGCGTATGTTTGTAACTGCAACAGAAAAGAACAAATTAAACGCACGCCCCATAGAAATCACATTGCGCGCAAACGGCTGGACATATGCGTCTGGAATGTACGCGCAGACTGTATATAATTCAGAAATACAGGCAGAAGCAAACTACATTTTGGCGCGCACTGCGCAGGTTTTTACAGTGGACACATACAAGACTTATGAGAAAGCCTATGGTTTTGTATCCGCTGGAGTAGCACAGGCACTGAATGGAAGTGTCACTTTCGTGGCGTATAAAAAGCCGGAGATAGATTGTAATATACGTCTTATGGAGGTATAAAATGGGATATGTTTTAATGGGTGGCGGTGGAAACAATGCCGATCTGGATGCAATTACAGCCACAAAAGGAGATGTGCGGGCTGGAAAAGTGATTGTGGATCAGGACGGAGAGCCGGCAACAGGAACTCTCACAGATCGAGGCGCGTGGAGCTATACAGGTCTCTCCGGAGGAGCAACGGTGAAAATCCCTGCGGGAATCCACGATGGCAATGGAACTGTTACGGCGGCAGTTCCGGCAGATCTCGAATCACAGACACCAGGAACGGCAACATCTGCTAAAATTCTTGATGGAGAGACTGCGTGGGTAAAGGGAAAACAGCTTATTGGTTC